ATTACCTGGTAGATTTCTTTTAGCAGAGGATGAAATGATGAAAGGAATTATCTTTCATATGGAATTAGATAGATTAGCAACTAAAAGATATAACATTGCTATAGCTGATGGAGTTGAACCAGAGGAGGCAATGAAATTATATAAAGCTACTCTTGCTAATCCAGACAGTAAAATAGTTAATGAAATTAAAGAGGCAATGTTAGAAGGAACATTCCAAAAGAAACTTCCTCCTGGTATTTTTTCTGATGCTCAAAGATTTTTAAACATTCCAGCAATGAAAATGTTTGTACCATTCTATAAAACAATAATGAATATCTTTTTTGAAAGTTCATCAAGAAATCCAGCTTTAGCTTGGGCTATGCCTTCAGTTAAAAGAGCTCTATCTGGAGCTGATGGCCCAGCAGCTAGACAATTAGCTTTAGCAAAACTTGCATCTGGTACAGCTCTATTAACTACTTTTGGTTCTATGGCTTATGGATCTACACCTGGACAAGATATAATGATTACAGGAATGGCTCCTTTAAATAAAGCTGAACGAGAGGCTTTTTATAGAAAAGGATTTTTACCTTATTCTATTTGCGTATTAGATAAAACAACAGGAATGTACACAAGTACATCTTATGCAAGATTTGATCCTGTATCATCTTTATTAGCAATCTCTGCTGATACAATGTATTACTTGTCAAGACCAGATCAATTTGCAGATAATACTTTTTCTGAAAAAGCTGTTAATGTGGCTACTGCTGCTGCCTTTGCAATCTTTCCTTATATTAGCTCTCAACCTTTTGCGACAGGATTATCAGAGTTAGGAGTAATCTTTCAACCTGGATATGGTAGCGATGATGGAATGAATAATCGAGCTGTTAATATGTTAATCAGAAAGATAACAGAAAGTACAATCGGTATTGGAATAAATCCTACAGGAACATTTGGTGCATACTTACAAAGAATGTCAGATCCAAAATTATATGAAACAATGATTACTTCAGCACAAGCTGAAGATGGAATATGGTTTGGATGGGGATCAAGAGAAAATAATGATGGTGATATTCCAGGATGGATTAAGGCTTTCTATAAAGAAATAAATAAAGCAAGATTAAATAGTCCATTCTTTAATCACGATCTTCCACCAAGATTAAATCTATGGGGGCAAGAAATGGAAGGCCCAGAGCAAAATGTATTTTCTCCAATAAGAGTGTTACACGAAAGAGATAATATAGTTGATGATTGGTTAGTTCAAAATAATTTTGGATTGTCTATGCCGAAAGCATCTATAGGAACGATTGATTTAACTGCTGAAGAATACAATCAATATATTACATTTATTAATATGAGAGATCCAGATACAGGATTAGATATGTTGGGAGAAATGAGAAAGATAATATTAGATCCAGAATTTAAAGCTCATTCTAAAAAAGGGGAACAACTTGATGCTTTAAAAAGAGTATTGGCAGTAAGAAAAACAAATGCAGCAAAAATGATGAAAGCAAAATACAAACATTTAGCAGCAGCTATTAAAGCTCTTGATGAGAGAATAGCACTAACAGGTAAGAAATAATGGTTTATTTTTGTTCTACTATACAAAAAGGCAACAGGGAGATAAATATATAATATGGCAACTTTTAATATTAATGAAACAGCTAGAAGGGTACAGTACACATCAAGTGGACAATCTTCTCATACTTTTAACTTTCAAGTTAATGCTGCATCTGAAATATTAGTTTATCAAAATGATACTGCTTTATCTGAAGGAACGCAATACAATACAACTCTTAATGCAGATGGAACAGGTACAATTACCTGGATAAATAATTCTGGATCTGGAGGAACAAATTATACTCCTTCATCTGGAGATATAATTACTATTATAGGTGATTTACCTTTATCAAGAACAACTGTATTTCAAGTAGGACAAGCAAATAATCCAACAACTTTAGAAACAGAATTTGATAATATTTTAATTAGACAACAACAATTAAAAGAGATGATGGACAGATCCATTCAATTAAAACCATCTACTCCTAGAACAGTTACAGGATCTGGAACAAGTGGGCCCATCTATATTCCTTATAATTCAACAGTTGCAAATAATAAAAATAAAATTTTAGCTTATGATAATGCTGGTACAGGATTAGCATTAACATCAGAGATAGGATCCTTTAAAGGAAATTGGGCTGCTAGTACAGCTTATTATTCAAGAGATATTATTAAAGATACAAGTAATGGAAATATTTATATCTGTAACACAGACCATACATCTTCTGGATCTCAACCAATTTCTTCAAATACAGATGTAGCAAAATGGGATTTATTAGTAGATGCTGCATCAGCTACAACATCACAAAATGCAGCAGCCTCTTCAGCAACAGCAGCAGCTAACTCGGCTACAGCATCTGCAAATTCAGCAACAAGCTCTGCAAATAGTGCAACAGCATCTGCGTCATCAGCAACAACTTCAGCATCAGAGGCTACAGCAGCAGCAAATTCTGCCACAGCAGCAGCAGCATCAGCTACTAATGCAGCAGCTCAATTAGATACTTTCCAGGATCAATATCTTGGAGTTCAATCTGGCGATCCCTCTACTGATTTAGATGGTGATGCTTTGACTTCTGGTGATTGCTACTATAATAGCTCAACAAATAGTTTTAAGGTTTATGATGGATCACAATGGAGAATAGCAACAATAGATACTTCTAGTTTTGCAACGACAGGATTAAGCATTGCAATGAGTGTCGCATTATAATGGAAAGGAGATAAAATAAATTATGGCACAAAATTTTAGAAACCAATTAACACATACAGCTATAAGTACTTCCTATACAGATATTTTAACACAAGTAAATTCATATGATACTGTAGTAGGAATTAGATTAATTAATGTTACAGGAACAGCTATCAATGTTCATTGTGCAATAGAGAATAATTCTAATACAACTGAATTAGTATCTAGTGTACCGATCCCAGCCGGTTCGAGTTTGGAATTAATTGATGGGGGAGCAAAGATAATTTTAAAATCTGGTGATAAAATAAAAGCAAAATCTGATACAGCTAGTTCATTAAAAGCTGTTGTTAGTTATATAGACGCAATAAGTACATAGGATAAAAAATGGGATATATAGGAAATTCAGTTTTTACAGGAGTAATAACAGATAGTTCTAGTATTGATGCTGGTGTTATAGAATTATCAGATATTTCACAAACAGCACAAGACAGTTTAGGTAATACTGATCTTTATGGTTTTGTAAAAACAAATGGAACAGGTACACAAAAAGAAGATTTAATTTTGCATTATACTAATGGTGCAGATAATTTAGATGTTGCAACAAATAATACAACACAAGACGATTTATATGATGAAAGTTTTTTTAGTAAGAAAGGATTATCTTTTTCTGTAAATGCAGATGGAGAATTAATAGTAACAGTATAATGGCTTTAACAAGATTAGGAACAAACGCAATAACAACAGTACCCAATTCTGCTATCACTTTAGATGCAGCAGAAATACCAAATTTAGATGCTGCTAAAATAACAACAGGTACTTTAGCAGATGCAAGAATTTCATCTTCAAGTGTAGTTCAACATTCTGCACCAACAGATTTACAACCAATTAAATCAGATATATCTGCTTTAGCTTTAAGAGAGGCAACTAACGAAAGTTCAGCAGCTTTTAATTTACCAAATCAATTTATAGATACTTTTACAGACGATACAAATTTAGGAACACAAACTACAGTAGATAGAAATGATGGTTATATAGCAAGTGTATATTCTGCTGTTACAAATATAACTGCTGGAATACACGGAGGTGATGGTCAAACTCCAGCCGTAACAGCAAGTGGTTCATCATCTTATACAGGTTATGATGGAGTTACGAGATCAAATGGACAAATTGGTGATCCTGGTGGTTATAATTCTTATTCTTTAGGAAATCTTTTTGCTGCTAATGAAGATTTTGAGCTTATTATAAGTATGAGAGGAACATATCAAGGTACAGGTTTTGTGTATGGTAATGATATGGATGCTCTTGCAAATATAGGTACTCACGAAAGTAATGGTTATACAGGAGATGCTGGTTCAGCTTGGAATGGTTCTGGGCCATCACAAGGTACACACCAAGGTCAATATCATTCTCCTGTTCAAGGTGATGGTGGTAGTGATTATAGAAATTTATTTAGATGGCATAGAAGTGGCTCAAGTTTTAAACTTCAATATTATGGAAGAAGTACAAGCGATATAACTGTTGATGCTACAAGTATTGCAGCTATTAGAGCATCTACAAATTATGTTGCTAATATTGGTGGTGTTCAAACAAGAAACGAAAAAATGTTATTACTTGTAGGAGAGGCTGGTTCAATAAATTATATAAAAATTGAAGTCTTTAATAAAACTACATCAACAGCTAATGCAACAGGAACATTAATACAATCTGCAAACACAGTTGGTTCAGCTAAAACAAAAGTTGGTGGAACAATGTTATATAAAGACGCAAGTGGAACAGCAACTTTAGGAACAGATTTAAAAATATACTTTACTTGTAATGGTGGAACGAATTGGACAGAGGCATCAAGCTATTCTGCAATTACACCTGTTTATTCTACAGGGATTAAACAAATAAGATTAGGAGAAACAACTTGTACTTCTGGTACAGATGTTCGTTACAAAGCAGTATGGGCTAATCAAGCAAGTGGTTCAAAAGAAACTCAATTACACGGAATAGGAGTTAATTACTAATGCCATATATAGGTCGTGGATTACAAACAGGTGAATATAAGATTATAACTTTATCAGAAAGTTTTGATGGCAGTAGAGTAGATTTTACTATGTCAGAAAGTGTACCATCTGAAAGAGTTTTAATGGTTATACTTTCTGGGGTACTACAACATTGGACAGATGCCTTTACTGTCAATGCTACTACTCTTACATTTTCTTCTGCACCGGCAAGTGGTGAAAGTATTAAGATATTAAAACTAGGTGATACACTTAACATTGCTACTCCATCTCAAGGTACAGTTGGTGTGGCCCAATTATCTACATCCGGTATTGCTGCTGGAAAAGTATTTAAAGTTAATGATGCTGGAAATGCCTGGGAGCTTGGCAATGCTAGTAGTGCAGAGATTTATGGATTTGTTAAAAATGGAAATAACTTAAATGTTACTACTACTAATGGAGGACAAGACAATATAACTAATGCTGTCTATGCTGCCTTTGATGATAAGATTTTTGCAGCCTCTGGATTTACTTGGAGTGTAAATGCTAGTGGAAATTTAATAGCAACAGTTTGATGTTCTTGAATTGTATATGAATAAATACTAAAGAAAAAGGATTATAATATAAACTATGGCAACTATAGATCTTGGCAAAATTAAATTAGTATGGAGAGGTACTTATTCTGGTGGTACAGCTTATACTGTTGATGATGTAGTACAACATACAGATAGTGGAATAACATCTTCATTCATTTGCACCACAGCCTCAACAGGAAATGCTCCATCAACAGGTGGATCGGTTCATTCATCTTGGGCTTATTTAGCTAAAGGTGGTTCTGCTGGAACAGATGTGGGAACAACGATTACTACACAGGGAGATATATTATATCGTGATGGAAGTGGACTACAAAGACTAGCAGCAGGAACAAGTGGACAATTTTTAAAAACACAAGGTTCTGGTGCTAATCCTGTATGGGCCGATAGTGGAGGAAAAACTTTAGCTTTTACAAATTACCAACAAAATTCAAGGGTTGCTTTGTCTAGTAGTACTTCTGCAACTTCATTAATGAGTGGTGCTTTTACACAAGCAAAAGCAAATTCTAAATTATTAATTCATTATAAATTTGTATTTTTTATGGATGCTAGTGGTGCAAGTAGAACATATTTTACTTATGATGGTACTACAACTTACGAACATTGGTCTTGGGATTATCGTGCATCTAGTACTAATGTTCATACTTGGTCTGGACATTTTGTAGTTGATGGGGTTAATGGAACAGGAAGTAAAAATTGGGTTATTGGTTGGCATAGTAATAATTCTAGTGCAACAAGACCAGCAGAGGTATTTTGTCCAAATGCATCTGATGATGCTAGAGTAGGGCAAACAGTATCACAAATAACAATTCACGAGTTAGACTTTTAATATGGAGAAAAAATAAAATGGCATTATTTGATACAATAGTAAATAAAAAAGAAAATTTTAAAGGTTATGTTGGTAATCCACCAAGTAATAAAAGTGAGTATGATGCTATAAAAACAGAAATGTTTGATGGCGAAATACCAACTTGGACAGAAATAAAATCTGAAATGGATAACTATGTTGATCCAAGAGAAAGTGCTAAAGCTAAACTTATAGCTGGAGAACCATTGACCGAAGAGGAGGCAGACACTATTATAGTCTTGTAATATTATGGCAACAGTAAATCTCGGAAGAATTAAACCTGTATATAGAGGAGTATATAATAACTCAACAGCTTATGTTGTTGATGATATGGTTCAATATACAGATAGTGGTATATTAAGTACATACATTTGTACTACAGCATCACAAGGAAATGCACCATCTTCAAGTGGAACAGCACACGGCTCTTGGGCTTATTTGGCAAAAGGTGTTGCAGAACAAACTGTAGATTTATCTGGAATTAAATCTGATATAACAGCTTTAGGAATTAGAGAGGCCACGAATGAGGCAAGTGCAGCATTTAACTTACCAAATTCTTTTATAGATACTTTTGCATCAGATGTATTAGGAACAAAAACAAATGTAATAGTTGATAGTGGTGGATATATTTATGCTGGTTCTTCTAGTGTTGGTTCAAATGTTTTTGAAACTGAAACTAATTCTAGGGCTAGTACATACGATTTAACAGATACTTTTCAATCAGCATTAGGATTATATAGTTCTTCTGGATCATTGGCAAAAATGATAGATGGTACAATTCCAGCAGCAGATGATGGTGGAGCTAACTATTATTTACACGCACAAGGTAATACTGCATCTGAAGATACACATTATATGAGATGGGATAGAAAAGCTGGTAATTCAGCAGTATATACAGGCTTTAAATATTGGAACCAAAATAATAGTACTCAATATGGAGGTACTGATAATTGGAAAATTAAAGGAAGTAATGATGCAACAAATTGGACAACATTACATACATTTACTTGGACACACAATGCATCAAATCCAACATCACATACTTGGTCTAACACAACAGCATATAGATATATTCAAATTACACCAAACTCTTCATTAACAACTTCTCAAGCTACTTGGCAAAGAGAATATGTGTGGGGAATTTCTGCTATTACTAATTCAATTAATGCTACAGGCACAGCAATTCAAGCAGCAAATACAGTAGGTTCAAGTAAAACAAAAGTTAGTGGTACAATGATGTATAAAGATAATGCTGGAACAGCAACTCTTGGTACTGACCTTAAAATCTATTTCACTTGCAACGGAGGATCAAATTGGACAGAGGCTGCAAGTTATAATGCCATCACACCTGTTTATTCAACAGGAATAAAACAAGTTAGACTTGGAGAAACTACTTGTACTGCTGGAACAGATATTAGATATAAAGCTGTTTGGGCCAATCAAGCAAGTTCTTCTAAAGAAACTCAACTTCACGCAATCGGTATTAATTACTAAAAATCCAAATGGTCTAGTAGTGTTCATCTACATAAGATCATCCATATAAATTATTATAGAGCCTATGAAATTTCTACTCGTAGGTACATTATGTTTATTATCAGATCTTGCTGATCCAACTTCAGTTCAATGTAAATTTATTATTAATGAACAGCCTTATACAAGTGCAGACGAGTGTATTACAGAGAGCCACATAATAGTAGATATATTAAAACCAGAGCTCCAGGATAAGAATGGTTCAGTTAAATTTTCTTGTTATCCTTATGAGCCAATAACATTAAAAGGACATAAAGTATGATTGCCGGAATAACAAAACTGTTACCATTATTAAATAAAGCTATTGATCTTGTTCCAGATAAAAACAAGATAACAGAGCAGAAAGCTAATCTTGAAAAAGAATTATTAAAAGCATTAGTAGATGTAGATAAAGAACAAGCTAAAATAAATAGAGCAGATGCTCAAGCAACAGGCCCACTATCCTGGATACAAAGATTGTGGAGGCCTACTCTTGCCTGGGTATGTGTCTTTGCTTTTATGTTTCAGTTCCTAGTAATACCTATTACTAATTGGATCTGTGCTTTGAGAGGTACAACAATAGATCTGCCTACTCTTGACAGTTCTACATTAATGACAGTTTTATTTGCATTACTTGGAATGACAGGAGCAAGATCATTTGATAAATTAAAAAAGATTAACGATAAAAAATAATATGGCTGAAAAAAAAGAATGTGGAAGTTGTGGATGTGAGTGTCATTGCGATGGAGATTTTCATAATCATCATTGGGATGGGGATCCCTGTACTTGTGATCATTGTAATTGCTCTACTACTAAAGCAGAGGATTTAACTTATGAAGGAAAGTAATGGACAGTAAAATTATAATAGGAATACTCGCTAGTGTTTTAATTGGCTTGATGTCTTGGAATTTAAAAACTACTTACAATATGTCTGGTGATATTATTAAGTTGCAACAGGGCCAAGTTGTTTTATCTGAACAAATAAAACGCAACACTAACTTTATTAAAAAACAAATGAAAAAAATAAAGAAGAAGAAAAAGGATGGCTGAAGTGAAGAGCATATTATTTTTAACATTCCTGTTTTTAGTTGGATGTAGTTCAAGTATGTGTCCAGATAAAACTTCTGTTACTTATGGAACAACAGATGTTGATGCAGATAATGATAACAAAAATAAAACACAGGAAAAAAAATCAATAACCCAAACTTGGAAATGGGGAAAAGAAAAGTGTAAGTGATATGATGGATAAAATTATAACTCTTTTAATTGGTGTGATGTTAGCTGTAAGTGGATGGGTATTAACACAAACATTTTCTTTATCAACTAACCAGGCTGTGCAAGTAGATAAGGTTCAGAAATTAGAAAGACAAGTAGAAAAACTCCAGGATAAGATGGCTATTATGATGGATAAAGATGAGGAGATTATGCAGCAGCATAAAGATCTATTTAAAATTTTAGAAAAAGGTGATACTCCAAGTGGGTATAGTTATAATTAATTTATGAGGGAATATGAATTATCATTTTACAGCTTGGCTAATAATTGCTATGTGCATCCTGGCCTATTGTGGAGGGCCCACTAATTAATGAAACCTATTACACAAAAGACATCTATCTCTACAGATATTAAAACAATCATAGCTCTAATAGCTGGAGCTTGTGCTGGACTATGGGCCTACTTTGGTATCATTGAAAGATTAAATAATATTGAAACGAATGGTAAGCTAATGATAGTTGATGTTGAAAAGAATACAGAGTTTAGAATTAAATGGCCAAGAGGAGAGTTAGGTTCGTTACCAGCAGACAGCGAACAGTTTATGTTAATAGAACATATGGCTGGTCAATTAGAAAAACACTCTAAACAATTAGAAAGTGGAATGCACAATAAAGTTAATATAGAATTTTTACAAAAACAAGTAGAGAAGATGGCAAATGATTTAGAAAAATTAAAAGATAAAGTTAGAGCTAATGGTAAGGGAGATCACTAATGACAGAAGTAGTTTTCGCATTATTACTCCTAATGAACAATGAGATTAAAGAGGCAAGAATACAAGACAGCCTCTCGATTTGCCTCAAGCATAAGAGAGAGGCAGAAAGACAGCAATCTAATACTGTTACTTATAAGTGCATTAAGAGTAAGGCCGAGCTAGAGAAAAATATAGATGGTTCTATAACCATTAAAAAACTAATATTAGAATAATAACTAGGTATTGTGGTATTTGATATTATGATATACAAGATAGATATAGTGAGTTGTATATGATCGAGAGAAAAGTTACTACACATTGTGTTGTTCATTGTGCTGATACACCAGCAGAGATGGACATAGGTGCTGCTGAAATTAGAAAGTGGCATACAGAAGATAATGGATGGGATGACATAGGCTATCACTATGTAATTAGAAGAGATGGAATTTTAGAAAATGGTAGAGATACCAAAATGCAAGGTGCTCATTGTGCAGCTCTTGGAATGAATGGAAAGAGTTTAGGAATTTGTCTTGTTGGGAGGGGAAACAACATTACAGAAGATCAATATCTAACTCTTCATAGTCTGATACAAACAATTAAAACAATGTATCCAGATGTAGAAGTGATTGGTCATTCTGATGCAGAGCCCAAGAAACCCAACTGTCCAGGCTTTGATGTAAAGCAATGGATCAGAGATGAATTTTATGGCTAAAAATTATAAGTGTATATTAGTTATAAGTGATTTACATTTACCTTATCATAAGAAGGATGCCTTTAATTTCTTACGAGCAATCAAAAAAAAATATTCAATAGATTATGTAGTTAATATAGGAGATGAGCTTGATGCTCACGCATTATCATTTCACGATACGGATCCAGATCTTTTATCAGCCGGTATGGAATTGGATAAAGCCAAGGAGTACATAAGAGAATTAGAAAAGATGTTCCCAGAAATGACACTCGTACATTCTAATCATTCATCATTAATTTATAGAAGAGCTTTAAGACACGGAATGCCAAGAGCTTATTTAAAAGATTACAATGAGTTCCTGGGTGTTGGAAAAGGATGGAAGTGGGTAGAAGATTTAAACTTAAAGATGAGCAATGGACAAGAATGTTTTTTCACTCACGGAATTTCAGCAGATGGATTGAAACTTGCAATGCAATATGGCAAGTGTGTAACCCAGGGCCATTTCCATAGTAAGTTCAACATACAATATTTTTCTAATCCGGATAGTTTAATCTGGTCTATGCAAGTAGGCTGCCTGGCCTCACAATCTCATATGGCTTTTAATTATTCACGCACATTTAGATTAAGATTTATTTGTGGAGTTGGTATTATAATAGATGGACAACCCAAGCTACTCCCAATGGTTATGGATCATAAAGGTAATTGGGATGGCAAACTATACTAATGGGTAAAGCACCAAAGTGGGGAGTAAATACCTATGTCAAATCCACAAAGAAAAAAATTGGCAGACATAAAAAAAATATGAATAAGTCAGAGAAGAGAATGGCTAAAAAAAAATATAGAGGTCAAGGGAGATGACAACTAAAGCAGATTGGAAAGAAGTAGTACACGAATTGAAAGACCAGGTAAGAGTTCTTAAAGATGAGAAGGCAGAGCTGCAATCAAGTGTTAAAGAAAAAGAGAGTGCCTTAAAAAGAACAACACAAAAACTTGAGAATGCAACAGAAGATTTAGATAAAGCTAATGAAGAAATAGAGCAGCTCAAGAAAGAGAAAGAACCTCCTAAAGAAAAGGATCCTGTTAAGGAATGAGATTTATAACTATTAATAATAAGGCCCACGCAAAACTCAAGCTAGTCTGGTATGATATTGTTGGTGATAGTTCTCTTGGTACTGATCACGAGTTCGAGAGGATGAAGTGTGCACGAATTATTACAGATTGTTACTTGTATGATATGTTTGAAAGTGATGGAGTAGAGTATGTTAGAACCTTTGCCTCATACCAAAGCGATGAAGATATAGGATATGGAGATAGAAATGTATATCCGATGGAAGTCTTTAATATAGATAGCCAGAGATCAATCAGAAGTGCCCTTAAATTGATGAAGAAGAGGTCATCCTAGGGGTTTTATCCTAATAATAAAGAAGGCTCTGTATGGCTCTTAAAATAGCTTTAAACACTATTTCTTTATTTGGCCTATAATATCCAGGACTTTTATCTTCCATTCCTTATCAGTTGAAAATCTGAACATCGAGGACAGTAGCTTATTGTATTCAACCTTATCAACTAGCCATTGTTTTTCTAGTTCCTCTTGAAATTCTTTATACCTGGGAGAGATAGTAACCAGCTCCATAAAACCATCAACAGAGCTACACATAGTTTCATACTTCTGTAGCTTAACCTTCTTATTATTTTTAGGAACCATATATTTATCTGGATCTTGGGATAGAGTTTTAATTCCAAAATAATTATTACCTTCAAGAGCAAATCTACTTTTACCCCAAGCACTTTCGTGGGCTGCAACAGCTACTACTAAATGAATTGGTACTCTCTCTGAAGAAATAGTTGTTGCATTATATTGTAATGCACAATTTGTTATTTGCTCTATAAATAAATCTCTTCCATCTAATTGAGGATTTAAACCACTACATAACAGTAGAAGAGTTGCACATAAATGTTTCACATTACATCTACTAATTGTTTTATATGTTTATCTTTATCTTCTATTTGTTTTGATAGTTTTTTATTATCTTCTTCTAATTCACTTACTCTTGTCTGTAACTTTCCATTTATTTCTTTATGAGATTTACTAATTGTTTCATAGTTATTATTCTCTTCAACTAATCTATTAGCAGTATCTTCAGCAGTTTTTCTTTTTTGTTTTTCTTCTCTCCACATTTGTAACAACTCTTCATAACTTGAATTGTCATTTGAAGGTAAGCCTGTAGTTGGATCGTGTTTAATTCCCATCTGTATTTTCCTTGGGATTTTTTAGTATTACTTTTTCTGCTTTATCTCTATGTCTATCTAGCCAATATTCTTCATAAGGTTTTACTATTACTCCACTAGGAAAATGAGGTGAGTGTTCCAGGTTTAATAATTCTGGATCATTGGCAGAATAGAATTTCTGGTGTGGTTTTCCATTAGGTTCATCAGAAGGCATAGTAATAACAACCACATCATTCTCTCCATCGTATGCGTTAATCAACTCTTTAACAAAGTCTTTCCCAAATCTACTCTTGTATAGGTTCAAGTTCTTTCTCCTTTGTAGTCTTAATAAAAGTAGTATCAGCTTTTAATTTATTTACAATAGCATCAGTAAATCTATTAGTAGTGTATTGTAAAGCTAAAATCTTTTCCAAATTATTATTAATCCTAGTTAATTCCACTAAAATTTTTTGAGCAATTTGACCACCAATCATTTTCCACTCCCATTTAAAATTTCAATACCTCTAGGTTTAGCTGGATGTATTTTAATTAAATGATCTCTCTCTAATAACCGGAGCATTCGATGCACATTGCTATGAACACAGCCCATATGCTTTGCTATCTCTCTAACAGTAGGAGGTATTCTCTCCTTCTTATGATAAGATTTAATGTAATCAAATAACCTTAATTGTTTTTTAGTTACCATTAGATTTGCCATCTTTAACCTCCATTTCTTTAAATCTTTTTTTCTCTCTTGATATTCTTTCATCTAATTGTTCGTGAAGTCCAGGTAACTCTTTGGCTAATTGAGATTTTTTAGGAGCCTCAATTTCAACATAATCATTAAGTTCTTTTTTCTTCTCCTCATAATCTTTATTCTCATTATTAATTATTCCTTCAATAGAGCTAATATAATTATTCTGATATTGTATCCATATCTTATCACTCTCTGCTTTAATTTTAGTAGCTTTATCGATTGCCTGTACCTGGTTCCTATCAACCTCTTCATCATCTCCTATCTCAAGAAGGAATAATTTTTGTAGAATATATTTAAAAGCATAAGATACAGCTTTACCAAAACCTTTATCTTGATTATCAATTCCTGTACCAGGATAATCTCCTACCTCTAAACTTTCTCCACTATCAACATCAATAATTTTAACACTCATAGTAACACTATGAATATTACCATCTCTATTACTACTTTTAACTGATGGAATAATTATTAATCCAACCTTATTAAATTGGTTTCTAATAGCATCAGTTACATCATTATGTGTTACTGATTTATAAGGCATATTAGATTTTTTCTTTTTAATATAACCAGCATTCTTCATAACTGTATGTATCTTCTGTCTAATGTTTTGTTTCGTCTGGATCTTCTGGGGGTTCGTCATCGTTATCTCCTATTTTATTAATGTGAAAAGTGAATATTTGGTTTTGTATTTTAAGGCCCTCGATTGCAGCCAGGGCCATAAGCTCAATGAGTTCTTCAACAAATTCAACTCCAATATCAACACCAAACTTTTCCAATATTCGTAGTCGAATGCGTTTAGCACTCTCTTGCCTAGCAAGTAAGTAAGCATTAATTTGAAAATGTTTTCTATCATCTTTGGACACTATGCTTTACCGAGAACCTCCTGTATTTAAGTGGAGGCCCATCAAGTTTTATTACTTTAGTTCTTGCTTTCTCCATTGTGGTATGTCTAATTTCCACATCATTACATTTAACAACCTCGTGTTCTCCCATTATTTCTTTCATTCTTTTTGATGAGAGATCTTTAATTTCTTGAGAGGCTTTAATTGCAACATTAGCAGAATGATAATCATCCACTAATTTCTGGAGCTCATTGTTACCATCCATACTAAAAGCATTCAACACTCCATTACCTTTAATTAATTTGGATGCCTCTTTGGTATTCTCTGGAGGATACCAATAGTCTTTACCATTCATAATGCCATCAACCCTAAACCAAAAATCTGTTGCAGCATCTATTAATAGCTGTTGTATCTTTTTATCTGGAAAATATACAAACCATTGTAGATCCCAGCCCTTAACCAATCTAACTAAAAGGGAAAAATTACTTGCAGTTGTCAGCAACTGTGATTGTTGTTGAAACTCCTGGTATAAGGGCACAGGATCTGTAGCAGCACCGGAGAAATTTTTAATTTCAATATTACCTACTCCGGATAGTTTATGTTCCACATTATTGTGATCCAATAAACTTATTGTTTTGCTAAATTTTATTTTAGCATCTAATGAACTGCCGATCTTTCCTCCCTTAACTTTAAAAAAATATCCTTGATCCGGAACATCAATTTTAAATGTAGCTTGTTGTTCATCACAGATTTCTTTTAAGTCGTGGGAGAAAAGATTAAGTATAGCTGGTTCTAAATATGTACCAGCCTTAACTTTGGGTAAGTTACTTATGTCATCAGTAACCTCCTCTCCTTTGAGCTCTTTGATGGCTCTTTCCAAAACTTCATTGGGAGTTTGGAAACTTGTATAACCTTCAACACCTCTGATTAAATTTACTATCTTACTAGATCCTAATTCATAATTTTTTAATGATGTATAAACTTTATTTACAGGCATTAAATTGCTCCAGGAAAATAGTAGTAGTAACACTTATCTGAAAGTGCACACAAAAATATTGTGAAGAAATAAATCATAGCAATACAAGCTAGAAAAACCAATCCTTCAAAAATAGATTTCAATATTTTCATTCAGACCTCTCTTTGTTGGTGTCTAATTGTTTATCTTGTGGTTCTCTTTTAGACACATTCTGTTTATTATCTACAGGAACATTAGAAGAACACAGCTTTCCATCAATTACTGTTATTGGATAATCAAAAAAGTAATTAACAGGAACCTCTAATGCTAGTGAAAGTTGTTTAAGTCTAAAAACACTCACACCATTTACTCCCTTTTCGTACTTTTGAATTTGTTGAAAAGTTACGAAAAGTTGTTTAGCAAGTTTTGTTTGAGTTAATTTTTTGTTTAGTCTTTGCTTTAAAATTCTTTGACCAACTACTTTATTAAACTCAC